GAAATGGAATCTAAAGTGGCTCAACAAGAGGTTAGGGCTTCTGAGATTACAACTGAAGTTATAACTAAATATATAGAACGCATTAAAATAGTTGAAGGAAAAACTCATGAAATCATTAAGAAAGTGCCAATCTACATCACTAAGAAGTCTGATGATGAGTGTATTATTAATAATGGTGCTATCGTCTTGCACGACTCTAGTGCCAGTCAAACAGAAGTTCCCAACACCTCCGGAAATATTAATGAAGAACCCTCCAATGTTAAACTCTCTGAAGTCATCAGCACCGTAAGTCAAAATTATGGAACTTATTACCAAGTAGTTGAACAACTAAAATCTCTTCAAGCTTGGATCAATAACCAAAAGGACTTAGATGATGGAAAATAATATAAATGTAGAAGTGGCAGTGCTTCAAACTGTTGTGTATAAGATAGATAATACTGTAGCAGAAATAGCTAAATCATCTGCTGAAGTGACAAGATTACTAGCTGTCCATGATTCACGTATCATTAACCTTGAATCAGGGAGTAAGGAAACAATCACTGACGTAAGGGAATTGTACAAGAAGATGAGTGATAATACTAAAGAAATACTAAGTAAGATAGATGAGATGGAGGTTCGTATAGAGGATAAACTCAAAGAACATACCGATAAATCATCTAGTCAACATAAATCAATATCTGATAGATTAACAACCCTAGAGAATTGGCGTTGGTTAATAGTAGGAGGAGCAACAGCTTTTGGGTTTCTATTAAACCACTTAGAAATATTTAAGTAGGCAACTAATCTACTTAACCCGACTACAGATATATTATAACGCCTAAATTGGTAAAAGTAAAGACTTTGAACTCATTAAAAGTCTTATTTTATAACATATTGATATAATTAAACTTTAAGAAATACTCTCGTTTAAAATAGAAACCCTATATAAAGTTACCTATTCTTTAATTTAAACGATAAAACAGTTTTTAAGTTATTGATTTATAAGTAATTAAAAACACCTAAAAATACCTTTACGAATCCTATTTTATAAGTTATAATAGTTTATTGAATAGGAGTAGTACATGAGTATTTCGTTTTATGTAGATGTGAAATTTGCATCTATGATATCATCTAGAGTCAGAAATTACAAGAAACAAGGTAATAACACTTGGAACTTTTCTTGTCCATTTTGCAACGATTCTGTTAAGAATAAAACAAAGGCAAGAGGCTACATCTATTCTAAAAAGGGAACTCTTCTCTATAGATGTCACAACTGTAATGTTGGAACAACCTTCTCAAAACTCCTAGAACATTTAGACCACAATCTGTATTCAGAATATGTGTTGGAAAAGTACAAGTCAAATTGCAATCACAACCATACCCCAGTGTTTGTATTCCCCGATTCAACTCCCAAGTTCTCAGAACCTAAGATAGTATCTCCCTTAGATGAACTATATAAAATATCAGACTTGAATGAAAACCACCCTGCCGTTCTTTATGTGAAGCAGAGGCTAATACCTCAAAAGTATTGGAATCTGCTATACTTCTGCCCTAAGTATAAGCAATGGGTAAAAAAACATTACAAAGCTGATATGTCTACTAATGATGATATTCCAAGGTTGATTATTCCTCATTTCAATGTAGAAGGAATTCTTATGGGTTGGGCTGGTAGGGCGTTTGGAAACGAAATGCTCAGATATCATAATGTCAAGTTAGGGGAAGAACAACTTCTTTATGGTCTAGAAAGAGTTGATGTTAATAAGACTATATACGTTACAGAAGGTCAACTAGACAGTTTGTTTATAGATAACTGTATTGCAGCTTCAGGTGTATCTGCCTTTGATTCTGAGTTTATGCAAGAACATAAAGACAAGATTGTATTGATTGTTGATAATGAACCTCGTAATATTGCTATCGTAAAAAGTGTGGCAAAATATACAAAACTAGGGTATAGTATTTGCTTGATGCCTGAAAATATTTTAGAGAAAGATATCAACGAATTAGCCCAGACTGGGCATATCAAAAATGAAATAGAAAAACTTATTGTAGATAATACCGCATCTGGTATTGCTGCAGTGCTAATGCTTGCCCAATGGAGAAAAATATAATGAAACAAAAAATTGACTTACACAAATATTCTGATTTTGTAAAAGAAGTAACATCTAAAGAATCTAATAACCACGATGACTTCATTAGTAGATTAAACAGTTTACGACAACATGATTGCAATATCTCATTATTAATGACTGCCGCATTTGGGTTATCTGCCGAGTCTGGTGAATTTACAGAGATTGTAAAGAAAATTGTATTTCAAGGAAAACCTTATAATGATGATAACCATTTTCATATGTATCGTGAGTTGGGTGATGTGTGTTGGTATCTAATCAACGCTTGTCGTGCATTAGGCATTGACCCTAATGAAATGTTTGCTGAGAATGTTAGAAAACTTGAAGCAAGATATCCAGGCGGCAAGTTTGATGCTTATAGTTCTGAAAACAGAGTTGCTTCAGATATCTAATATATATAGTTTATACCAAACAAAAAGGATTTATTATGACTATACGGATTTTGACTCCGAAAAGCGAATATATTGTAGACTACCCAGTGGCTATAGAATTTGCTCAACAACAAGCAGAAATCATCTGGTTCCCTACAGAAATTGAAGTTGAAAAAGACCTTCACGACTTAAAGACAAATTGTACCGAATCAGAATACCACGGTGTTATCTCAACCCTGAAGCTGTTTACTTTGTATGAGTTGAATGTTGGCAATGATTACTGGCAAAACTATGTTTCAAAAGTATTCCCAAGACCCGATATTCAAAGAATGGCAGCAACCTTTTCCTTTATGGAGTTGGGGGTTCACGCCCCATTTTATAATAAGATTAATGAAGTATTAGGTTTAGATAATGAAGAGTTCTATAACAGTTATAAAGAAGATGAAGTTTTGTCTAATCGTATGGCTTGGATTGGAAATAGAACTGAGAAGCGCGATACTGTATACAATATCCTAAAATCGGTGGGTATTTTCTCTATGATTGAAGGAGCAATTTTGTATTCAAGTTTTGCTTTCCTAAAGCACTTCAATTCCGCAGGGAAGAATAAGCTAATAAATATCAACGCAGGGATTAACTTTTCTGCTATAGATGAAACCCTCCATTCACAAGCTGGAGCATGGTTGTTTAGAACACTACTAGAAGAAGCAACTTCTGATGGTCAAATAACAAACATATTCCTTGAAGAATTAACTAGAGAACTTGAAGATATATCAAAAGTAATTCTTGAGCACGAATCTATCATTATCGATAAGATATTTGAGAAAGGTCATATCAAGGGTATTACTGAAAATCAATTAAAGAAATTTGTTGAATCGAGGTTAGATATTTGCCTTGAGAATCTAGGATTTAAAGGTATATTTAAACCAAGTTACAATCCAATTAAGTCGTGGTTCTATAAAGATATAGGATCAAGCACTTTGCACGATTTCTTTTCAAGTCAAGGTTCAGATTACAATCGTGCTTGGTCTGAAGGAAAATTTACGTGGTCAACCCCCAAATAGAGAAATAAAATGGAAAACATAGAAGAAATTATTGTACCTGCATTAGTACCAGAAGTATTGTTTATACAAGAAGTTGTTATACCTAAGAAAGATGTTCTTCGAGAAATAGTTGATAATACCTCAGTAACATTGGATCAAGTTATGGCACATCGTCAACTAATTAGAGAAGAAGTTGAGCCTATTAAACAAGAAATTCTTATTTTAGAATTATCAAAAATGGAACTATCTCTATTTGGAAACTAATGTGAAAGAATTATCAATATATGATGAACTTGGCGAAGAACGCAAACAACTTCAGAAGGAAGGTAAACTTCCCTCTTGGGTCACTACTGCATCGTGGCAAATGCTAAAAGAAAATTATTTGTCAAAAGAATGCCCTGATTTAAAATCTGTCTATTTGAGAGTCGCTAAACACGCCTCATTATATACTAACGAGCCTTTCTATTGGGAAACTAAGTTCTTTGAACTATTTTGGAAAGGTTACTTGGCTGCATCTACTCCTGTATTGTCTAATATGGGAACTGGTATAGGGTGTCCAGTAAGTTGTTCGGGTAACTATATTCCTGATTCAGTTTATTCATTTTATGGTTGCCAACAAGAAAATGCTGTTTTATCTAAAAATGGATTTGGTACATCAAGTTATCTCGGTGACATTAGACCAAGAGGAGCTAAGATTGCAGGAATGAAAGGTTCTGCTTCAGGTGTTCTACCTGTATTTAAAGACTTTGTTCAAATGTCAAGAGATATTAGTCAAGGTTCACAAAGACGAGGTGCTTGGGCTGGATATATTGAAATAGACCATGGTGACTTTTTTGAGCTGGTAAACTACATCAATAAAAATCCAGATGATGCTAACATTGGTTGGAATATAACTGATGCGTTTATTGATCGATTAGAAGCTGGAGATAAAGATGCTATTAGTCGTTATCAAAAAGCATTAAAGTTGAAGATGATTACTGGTAAAGGTTATTTCAATTTTATTGATAAGATTAACAGACAAAGTCCTCAAATGTATAAAGATAAAAACTTAACCATAAAGGCAAGTAATCTTTGTAATGAGATCCATTTAACTTCTGATGAAGATCATACTTTTTCTTGTGTGTTATCTTCCATGAACGCAAGTCTATATGACGAGTGGAAAGATACAGATGCGGTATTTGTAGCTACATTATTCCTAGACTGCGTCAATCAAGATTTGATTGAGATTGGTAAAGAAACTAAAGGCATGGAAAAGGTGGCAAAATTTGCTACAAAGAGCAGAGCGTTAGGTTTAGGTATGTTAGGATTCCACACATATCTTCAAGACCATATGATAGCCTTTGAATCGATGGACGCACATTATAAAAATATTGAAATCTTCAAACACCTTAGTGAAGAATCATTAAGAGCAAGTCAATGGATGGCTAAAGAGTGGGGTGAACCATTCTGGTGTAAAGGTTATGGTGTAAGGAATACGCATAGAATAGCTATTGCTCCTAATCTTTCTTCTGCATTGATTTGTGGTTCTGTTTCACAGGGCATTGAACCAATTTATAAAAATGCTTATGTACAAAATACAGCAGCAGGTAAGATTGATCGAGTTAATCCTTCTTTATTAGTATTAATGAAAGAGAAGAATATATACTCAGAAGAAACTGTAAAGGATATCATTGCAAATAATGGTTCTGTTCAACACGTTGATTGGTTGACTGATGAAGAAAAAGAGGTATTCAAAACTGCCTTTGAGATAAATCAGTTAGTTATATTACGATTGGCATCTGCAAGGCAACGATTCATCGACCAAGGTCAATCTATCAACCTGTTCTTTAGTTCAGAAGAATCAGAAGAATATATATCTGAAGTTCACAAAACTGCATTCTTAGACCCATACATCAAAGGTCTTTACTATATACGAAGTGAGTCTGGTGTTAATGTGTCAAAGGAATGTATTGCTTGCCACGGGTAGATATGAAAAGAATAGTACATATAAACCAGCATATTATTAAGTCAAATAGTAAGACAGGGGATAATAAACCTGTCATTACATGTAAGACATATAAAGATAATATATATGGCTACGAGGCAGACTTTATCAACGGCAAGGTCATTTATAGCCCAGACAAACCACTATCTTGTGGTGCGAAAGTGTGGATAGAAACAACAGAACCTGTTCAGGTATTAACTGAATCAGGTTGGCAAACTTTATAGGAAAATATGAAAAAATTATTAATATTATTATTGTTATCAACTTCAGTATCTGCTGAAATTTATGATTACCCAATTACAAGAGTTATCGATGGCGATACAGTAGAATTTCAAGCACCATTTCTACCTGCACCATTGAAACCATTATTGTCTATTCGTGTATTAGGTGTAGATACTCCTGAAAAAGGACATAGGGCATTGTGTCCTGAAGAAGCAGCATTAGGTGAAGCAGCATCAAAGTTCACTAAGAAAATGGTTGCTGATAGCAAAAAACAACAAGTTTCATTAGTAAAATGGGATAAGTATGGTGGACGTGTGTTAGGCGATGTATTGCTTGATGGTAAAAGTTTATCTGAAGAATTGGTCAAAAAGGGATATGCAAGACCTTACTTTGGCGATAAAAAGGCATCTTGGTGCGATAAAAAATAACAAGGAAGGAAAATGATTAAAAAACTATTTAACTGCGATATTTGTGATGCACAAGGGATGATTTCAGTAAGTTCTTCTGATGTATCGATTGAAGAAATCTGCCATTGCCCCTGTTGCGGTTCCCCTCTATTAACGGATGATGAATTCGAAACAGAAGAATGAAGTGGAAATATCAGGGAGTTGAAGTAACAGAACTTCCTGAATGTGTTGGGTTCGTATATTTGATAACTAATAATATAAGCGGTAGAAAATACATTGGAAAGAAGTTAAGTCATTTTTCCAAGTCTTCTATCAAAACTGTTATATTGAAGTCTGGCATCAAACGAAAGAAAAAAGTTAAAACTCAAGTTGAATCAGATTGGAGAACTTATTGGAGTTCTTCGGTCGTTCTTCAAAGTGACGTAGCAGAGTTAGGTGAAGAAAACTTCACGCGAGAAATACTCTTCTACTGTCAATCAAAAGGTACACTATCATACATTGAGGCTAGAGAGCAGTTTGTTCATAAAGTTCTTGAAGACCCTTCTCTATGGTACAATGGTATCATTTCATGTAGAATAAATCGTTCCCATCTAACAAAATATCTTGATG